TCATTTGCTTTCATTGTGGCATTCCTTGTTCGGGTGGCATCATCTCCATTGGCTCTTCACGCATCTCAGGCATTTGGTTCATCATGTCTTGCGATTCCAAAGCTGCCGCAACCACACCCATCGCAATATCTTGAATCTGTTGCTCAGTCATGCCAGCCTGCACCGCAGCGATCCGCTTGGTTTCGGCTTCGTACATCTTAACTTCAGCTTCAAAGTCTTTGCGTTGCTGCTCTTGCACTTCGATGGACTTGCCGACGTTTTGGATCATTTGGTGCATCTGCTCCATTTCTTGACCCATCGCTTGCATCTGCTGTTCGGCCATTTGCAACTCTGGTGACTTGTCACCGTCAGACATGAGCTTGGGATCGATGGTCTTAGCAAAGCGTTTAGCCATCTCTTGGGCACCAGGCCAGTCCATGTTCTTTACAAACAAGTCGCCAGCAACTTGCCACAGTTGGGGATTACCCTGCAACAGTTGAGCCATTGCTTCCAACGCCTCTTGGCGCTTGGTCGCGTAGCCTGGGCCAGTCGCCACCACCACGTCGTACTTGCCGACGCTTGGGTTGTAAATCTTCTCGATCACTATGTCGTCTTGCATGATCTTCTTGACAGCTTCAGGTTGGTCAGGGTTTAACTTGACCATATTGGTTTCGCCGTCCACACCAATGATGCGAGCCACGCGCTGGGTGTCGTACACCTTGGGGATCAAGTCCACCAACTGGCGCACAATGTGACGCACACCACGGGCCAAGTTGTCACCATAGTGGTAAGTACCTACGTCGCCTTCACGCTGGCGAGCCAAAATGGCTTTGCCGCTGCGTTCGTTAGACGACATACCCAAAGATGCGTTGTATTGGCCAGTAGACGCCTTGATGTCTTCAGATGCGCCTGCTTTAGCCTGCAACAGACCGCTAGAAGCCATTGGAGGCTGCGCCCGCTGGGGTAGTGGCAACGTAGCCCCCGCGCCGTCTGTAACGTCTGGATTGACTTCCAAATACGGCCAGTTAGTCGTGTTTGCAGTCTTCCATTGGTTTTCATAGCCCTCAAACTGACCACCATAACCAATAAATGGCGCTTTAGGTGCAAGGGCCAGCATCTCGGCTTCTTGTGAAACCCAGTAGTTGTACATGCGCTGGGCATCCTTGGCGTTACGCACCAAGCCCGACACATACAAGCGGCCATCAACCTCAAACTCATTGCCAACAATGCGTACTACGGGGATGTATTTCCCCGCCCACTCACGCTCTTCAAGAATTTCATAACCGTTAATCTTGCAGTATTTAATTTTGACACGATCCGATTCACGAGATTTTTTAGGTTTGCCATAAATTGCTTTCAGTTGTTTGTCCTCTAGGGTGCCTTCAAATGCGGTCATGTTCCCAGGGTACAGGTTAAGCGTTGCTCTGTCGTAATCTACGTAGTAGTAGTCAGCAACGCGGATGGTGTCTTCCATAAGCCATTGGCTTAGATTTTGATCGCCTACACCCAGCGTTTGCAAGGTGGTGATGGGCGCAGAGTCGGGGTACATCCGCTGGTATTCATCTTTGGTAATGTCTTCAGTGATGAAGCACCACTTAGCATCAGCACCAGTCGGGTCTTGGATGGTTGGATCCATGTAGACGCTAAATGAGTTACGTACACGGCCAATCTTGATGTCTTGGTCAAACGTGTTTTCGTCGCAGTATTCGGTCAGGATGCGGATGTAACCTTCGCCGTAGGAGACTTGGTTTTCGCAGGCCGTGTCGTAAGCAACGTCGGCGTCTGATATGTACTCAATGTGTCTGACCATGCCGTTGAAGATTTCTGCGACTTCGATGTCTGCGTGGTCATCGGCAGGAATAACTTTGCCACTTGGGCGGTTTTGTCTTTGGTCATTGGTCACCTGTCTTACGTGCTGGGGTAACTTATTGATCGTCAAACACGGTCTGGCGTTAATCGTTTGACCTTGCACCGCACCACGAGTTGCCAACACATCTGCTGGCCACTGCCAACGATTGTCAGGCGAGCCAGCGTAAAACTTCAGGTCGTCAATTTCATCTTCACGCGATTCAGACAGCGCGCCAATCGCCATGTCCAAACGCGATCGAGCAGTTGCTAAGATACTAGACGATGAGTCCTTGTCTTTGCCACCGTTGGCCACAGCACCGGCTGCGGCGATGCCTGTGTAATCTGCCATTATTTTTTAGCCTTTGGTGCTGCACGTTTAACAGCGTAAGCAATTGCAACAGCCTGTTTCACCGGCTTACCAGCTTTAACTTCGGCCTTTACATTCTTGCGAAAGGCTTCGGGTGTTTTGGATTTAACGAGCGGCATTTTATTTCTTCTTCGCAGTCTTAGCTGAATCTTTGAAGTCTTTAGCCGTTGGCGCGTTTTTGCTGCCAGGCTTGTTCATTTTTTCGCCAGAACCCGCTTTAATGCGTGCCTGCTTGGCGTGAATGTTTGCATAGAGTCCAGGTTTGGTAGCCATATCAACACTTCCATCGTTTAAGGGCTGCTTTAGCGCGTTCGCCGTCTTTGGCGTTGGCCGCTACAGCGCCCATTCTTGCACAAAATGAATCTTTACGGCCTTGGTCAGCCTTGGTCTTAGGGTTTGGTGCTGGCGCTTTAAGGTTAGAACCCGTTGCCGCATTGTACTTCTCGCGGCCTTTGGCAGTCAAACCAGCGCCCTTGGACGTGGGTAGCTTCTCGCCTCGACCTACTGACAGTGAGACCGTCTTCTTCATTTAACTCCCCATCCATGATGCGTTGACGCCGGTGCCCTGCGCGTTTACGCGGCGGGTTGGTTCAACATATTGCCGATGTGCTACAGGAAAAGCAAATGTAACAGCAATTGCGTCGGCGGCATCAGGGGATGCCAGCCCACGCGACTTCATGTCTTTCTTGCTCTCCAAGAAAATCGTCCCGCGTGAATCAGGCTTCATCATAGGCGAAATCAAATCAGTTTTCAAGAACCTATCGTTTGGAATGGCAGCCGTCTTCAGCCATTCGCGCATGTCGCCCCACATCTGCGCCCGCATATTGCCATACATGACTGGGTTCTTGGCCTTGTTTCCAAAGTTTACACCCTTGATCTTGTACCGTTGCTCCTTCAACCGATCCACAATCCCCGCGCCCAGCCCACCTTCGTCGATTACTGTGAGCGTGGGCTTAAATTCCTCAATCGCTTCGATCACATGCCCCACCACCGTCATGGTGTCGTCGCCCCTGTGGCGCATGATCTTCACAATATCCCGACCTTGGCGCACCGCGATGACGGTCGCATCCGCTCCGAACCGTGCGGGGTCTACGCCAATCACAATAGGCGCTGACTGATCTTGGTACTTGGGGCGTTTCATGGCGTCATCCACGATGTCCGCCCCAATGAACTGGTCGTCGCCCGCGTTGGGGAACTTGCCGTACACCTCAACGTGCGCCTGCGCCGAGTCTGGCCCATATTCGGCGATGATCCGCTCATATACCTGTTTGTCGGTGCCTTCGACCGTGCGGGCGTCCACGACACGGGTCTTCCAAAAGTCTCGTTTGCTGTTAAACGCCTCGTAGAAGTACCCAGTGTTGCGCCGTGGGTTGGAAAACGCCAACCAAAAGCGGTTTGGCGTGTTTTCTGTAAAAAAACCACTTGTTACCGACCAAATTGAGTCGTCAATACCACTGGCTTCGTCAAAAATCACCATGACACCGTCGAAATTGTGTACGCCAGCGTATGCGTCGGGGTTTTCCGCTGACCATAGCCGCCCTTCGACGCCCCAGTAGCGGGTGCCCTTCTTCAAATCCCGCTCGACCAGCTCAGTTAGCCACTTGGCAGGCATCACTCGCGTTGCTGACACCTCAAACCAGTGCGAGTTAATTGACATCGCCAGCCATTTTGTGATCTCGGCCCATGTGATCGACCGAAGCTGGGACTCTGAGTTGGCCGACACGATGGTTGTTGAGCCAATCCTGGTGGACTCCATCCAATGCACCAACCAACTGACCAGCGCCGACTTACCAATACCACGGCCAGACGAAATGGACTCTTGCAATACGTCGAAATCCACCTTGCCTTGGTTGAGCTTGATGTGCTCGGCGATGTCCAACAGCACCTCGCGCTGCCATTTGCGCGGGCCTTGGAAGTTTTCTAGCGGTGTGCCCTTGACACCCCAAGGGTAGGCAAACATCACAAACGCTAGCGGGTTGTCCTTGATGGCCGGACTCCAAAGTCTTGCCATCAGTTCCTGTTCGTCTTCAGCGCTGTAGATGGTGTTCTGCATGTGTCTCTTGTTCTAAGCGTGGACTTGGTTCGTTGGCGATTACATCAATAACCCGTGACTCTGCTTGGCGTAACGCGCCGATGATTGAGATGCGCTGATCGACGTCGATGCTGATGGACTGCTTGGCCACCCAGCCGTGTGAGTGTTGCAGGATCGCCAGCGCCGCTTTGGCGTCGCCTTCGGTCGCTGCCTTATGCAAACACTTAGACATCTCCAGCTCGCCGTCGGCTTTGCCCTTGAGCGCCGCCATGTCCGCGATGGGGTCTAGCTCACACAGTTGCCGGTACTCGGTCGGCAACATGCCGGAAGCCAGTGCCAATGCGTCGCCCTTGAGGCCGAGCTTGGCGGCTTCGTAGATTTTGTTTAGCCGTGCTTCGGTTGCGACAACCTTGCGCGGCTCAAATGGAAGACTGTGAAACATGTGCCCGAATATACCAAACGTGGGTCATGTGGGTCATATTTTTAAAAATTAAAATTAAAAAAAAATTGTTTGTGAACCCTT